CTATACTTGTTTAATTACATCCGATTCCACAGCGTGGGGCATGGATGGGGCAAACTCACTCAATTTCTGGTTTAAAATGGATACCTGATCCTGATTGTTTTCTGCCATCCACGATCCGTAAACGCGATAAACCATCTGAGCATCAGAGTGTCCCATTTGCTTCGCGATGAAGTTAGGGTTAGCTCCAGCGGTCAAAGACCAACATGCATAAGTGTGCCTGGACTGATATGCTTTGCGGTAGCGAATCCCGGCGCGTCGCATTGCAGTTTCCCATGACTGATTAATCGACCCAACTGCATAATGGTGCCCGGCAAGGCCATTACGCGTAACGATTTGCGGATTGAAAACAAAAGTGCACGGATGCATTTCAGTTCGACCATACTCACGAAGTTTCACTTCAACCTGATACTGCTTACCAAGCCGTGTCATTTCAGCCTGATTCTTAAGCACGTCTATTGCAGGTTGAATAAGGTTGATAACACGGTTTGTTCCCGCTTCGGTTTTTGGAAGAGTGAACTCTTTCGTTAATGTGTGGTTTCTTCTGATCGTCATTGTCCCAGCCTTCAGGTCTATATCTTCCCATGCCAGAGAAACCAACTCTCCGTGGCGAACTCCCGTATAAACAGCCAGTGACCACATATTTTTTAATTGCTGATGCTTAAATGCGTTAATCAACCTGACAAATTCATCACGGGTTAACGGATCAGGTTCCGTTCGTGATCTCTTCAGTTGCGAAATGGCTGCGAACGGATTTTCTTTGATGTATCCGCTGTCGGCTGCGAACTGAAACATCCCCGCCATGGTGTTCATGTAGTTATTAACAGTTGGCACGGAACGTCCCTTAATGGGTGTTTTTTGCCCGCGTTTCAGAACGTGATATCCGGTCAGCAAATCCTTTCGTATGAACAGTAGCTCTTCCTGAGTCACAGCAGATGCAAGTCTGTTGCCTCCGATTCGGGGAACCATATTTCTTACAATGGAGCTGTAACGCCCCATCGCATTGGTACTGATTTCCAGCTTTTTCAGATCCAGCCATTTCTCAGCCAGGTCTGCGACGGTAATTTCCTTACTTTCCGCACCAAATTTTCTCAGGTTGGGAGAGTCCGGAAACTGAGCGGCATAGTCGAAATTACCCGTCTTAATGGAAAAACAAACAGATGCTCGTAGCTCGCCAGCTATTTTCCTGTTTTTTGGTGTATCCGGCACACCGAGACTTTCCCGCACTCGTGTGCCTTTATACATGAACCATATGCGGAGTGATCCGCCATGGTTCTCAACGCCTGTTGGGTATGCTGTCTTAGCCATTGTTCCCTCCTGACGCCCAAGAGCGCATTAAGCATAAACGGTTCTTCATCGACGCGCACCAGGCTGTTTTTTTGACATACTCTCAACCCACTGGTCGATAGCCTTGCGGTTATACATGCATTCGCTGTTTTCTTTTGGAATACCGTCCGGTGCAACATGGAGATATTCACGACCAACAAGCCAGGATTGTTTACGTGCTCTCTCTATGGTTCCTGGGCGTAAACCTGTAATTTCGATCAGTTTTTGCTCTGTCACCCAGTCGTTGGGCACAATTAAGTTAACTTCGCTCATTGTTTTCTCCGGTGCTGGAATGAAAGGGGGGGGGTTAACATGCCTCATTGGGGTTGAGGCTGTGTGATTCCATGGTTAGTCCTTGCGTAGTTCGCTAATTCTTCTGTAAGTCTCTGGTGCTTTGTTCCCGTACGTCTTCATTTCAGACTTCAACAGAGCAACGAGTGAATCCCATTCGTTGAGGATTCCTTTGAATGCCGGAACGCGCTTTGCAACCTTGTCGAATGAATCCCTGATTTCTGGAATCTGCTCAACAAGTGCAACGCATCGCCGAAAGTCTGCTGCGTCATGGGGAGCGCCGAAGTGATGACCATAGATATTCTTTTTCAGGCCACATGCGATTGAGGCAAGAGTTGCGCTACTGATACCGACATCGCCAGTTGATTGCCATTTCAAAACCTTCATAGCCAAATCTGACATTTCTTGTCTCCAATAAAAACCGCCATCAGGCGGCTTGGTGTTCTTTCAGTTCTTCAATTCGAATATTGGTTACGCCTTATTCGATGCGCACTCCTGGTATTTCACCTTTTGATATTGCTAAGTCATAAATTTGCGCGGCACTATACCCATCTCGCATCCATGAATCTAAGGCGCGAACAGCCTCGCTACGCTTTTTATCTTCTCTCTCATTTTTGATATCAACGAGGACATCAACGCAATTAAGGCAAATGTGGATTTTGTCCTTACATTCGATCATGGCGGCTTTACCATGATTTCCGCCACACAGTGAGCATAAATCTTCAGGGTCTGGCTGGTATTTCTGTAACGTTAGAGGGTTGAATGTTGAACAGACCATAATCATCTCCATAAAACAAAACCCGCCGTAGCGAGTTCAGATAAAAGAAATCCCCGCGAATGCGAGGATAGTTACTTGTTCATATTATTAATCGTCAATGTATTTTGAGCATTGTGGGCAATCATCAATCCCACAATACGATTCATATGCATCCTTTATTGCGTCGCGGGCTTCAGTAAGAGTATTGAATAAGTTGCAGCTATTATCTTTTTGATATAGGTAAGTTCCTAATTTATAAGCAGAAGAAGCATCATTTCCGCTGTCTAAAATTACATCGTTATGGATTCTGCACCTTGCAAGAACTCCTGATCCCATAAGGGTCTGCATAGCCCATTGCTCTTGATCTTCACACAAATCATGAATGCTCATTTCAACACCTCTCTTCACGTTTCACACACGTTAAGATTAACAGTGTTTTTACATGCTTTGGAAGATTTATTTTATAAAAACTCTTTTAATACAAATAGATATAATAGTTCACTATTATAGCTCCTTTAATCGAGGCGGTTCTGGTAGCGGCATCCAGTGGGTTACATTGCGGCTCTGCGTTTCGAAGAACTCCTCACCATTGCGGACAACATCAAAAAACTCACCGTTTCGATATTGCGCATAAAGAACGAATGCGCCATCACATAAAATAATTACGTGCTGACCATCATCCGGCATTCGCTCACTACAGCTTATCCAACCATCCGGAGTTACCGGATAGTTGCCATTCACAAGGTCAGCTCGAACATATAGTGTGTCATCATGGTGCTGATTGTGGCTGCACCACGTTAATTCGCTTAACTCGCCATCTTCTGGCCATACTCCAGCTGTTTGCAGCCAGATATGGGCTGGCGCATCTTGGCAAGGTGTATTAACTGGCAACTTGTAAGTTTGGTTTACAGGTTCGGCTTCCAGCGATGCCAGCGCAATCCGTGCCAGCTCACGCACAACTTCAGGGGGCGCGTGACGGTCATTCAGGTCATCCCACAGACGTAGCATGTTATCGCTATCAGGGTTAACATCCTCATTAGTTCCGGCCAGCGCACTAATAACCTCATCGGCTGCTTCAATAATTTTCTGTGCCTGTTCTCTGGTAATAGTGGTCATTTGTTAATCCTCAAAACTTTATGCCCGGGCGCAAAAGCACGCGTTTTGTCTTTGCTTATTCGCCAGCCATCCTTGCGCGCCTCTTTTGCACAGCCAGCCCATGACGTACCTATATACTCACCGAAGTCTGGCGACTTATATTTGCCATCTGTACACTGGAGGCAATCACAATAGAGATGCATGGTGTAACTTGCGGCAATAGCCATATTAGGCTCCTTTAGTGCGCAAGTGGTTTTCCCAGCGGTTTTGCGCCGCGCTGCCCTTATCTCGGACTCCCTCTCTGGCAATTCCAGAAAATGAAAACAACACCACACGACGATTGCTAACTCTCAACCACTGGCTGGGATAGCAAAGTCTGTATACACGGGAGATAAGCATCTTAGCTTTACGGTTTTTCATCGCACTGCGCCCCCCTTCTCTCGTCTGTTCCGCGACGCGGTGGGTTTATAGTTAAATGCGAATACCACCCTACCAAACATGCCGATCACCGCCCGTTTGTGATTGCTGATTGGTAGCTTCTCGTACCCCGTCGAACGCGATAAAAGAAGTAATTTTGCTTTACGGTTTTTCATCGTTTTGTTCTCCTGCGTCTCCTTTGATGCGAATGCCAGGGGCGCGTGGCACATTAACTTCCACGATGCGCACAGTTGGTTTGTACATCTCAATCGCTGTCAGCCAGTCAGCTCCTGTCATGCGCTTTTCCGCATCGCCATTAGTCCACTGAACCGGTACACCAATAGCCTTCATCGCGATTTCTATTTCCCCGGCAATGGCGCTTTTTCCGCAACCAGTAAAACCAGATACAACGACAAGAACTTCGCCTTTGGCTGGTTTTATTTCCCGTGCTTCCAGTTCTGCTATGCGCTTCTCTGCGGCTTCCAGCTCAACGCGCAGCCTCCCTACCGTTAGCGCAATTTCCTCGTTCTCCTGGTCGCGGCGTTTGATGTATTGCTGGTTTCTTTCCCGTTCATCCAGAAGCGCCAGCACTAATTTAGGGTTGAAAGCTGCGATAAATTCTGCGTTGTTCTCTGCATTTTTCTGGTCGTCAAAGCCAGGCCATTTGATAATGTCTCCGCAACGTTCATCCCCCGGCGTATGCACCGCATATGTACCAGTGTCCGGCGAGATGAATGCACGCCATTCGCCCTGTGTTGCCTGTTGCGCTATCTTACGTAAGGTAGCTAATTGTTCGCTGGTAAAAGTCATCATGGTTGCATCTCCCGTTCTTCTGCCCACTTCCGAAGCCCTTCAATCTCACCATTACGAGCTATCAGCTCGCGACACAGTCTTTCGTTTTCATCCAGCAGCGCCAGCACGGTAGCTGGATTGGCTGCGGCGATGAATTCAGCATTGGCCTGCTGTTCCATTTGGAAATCTTCATAGAAACGGCTTTCTGGATGCGCTCCTTCAATTCTGCAAATAGGAATATATCCAGCAACCTCGCGATGAATTAGTGCATCATCACCATCAAATCGTCCCTCTCCATATTCGAGCGACCACACACCACACGTTGCTTTCTCTGCCTTTTCACGCAGTGCCTGATAGTCAATCTTGCTCACTGGCTGCCTCCTTTGCGCCACATCGCATTCAGATATTTGTTGTCATTAACAGAACCGAAACTCTTTCGCTTAAGCAATTCCTCTCTCGATGGCATTGGCTTTACGCGTTGGCGAATAATCATTTCTGCCGGAAGAATGCCGGGATTGTATGCAAGTCCTCTCATGGTAAATTCCTCAGTCATTACTGATAGCGCCATAGCGTGAGCGGTAATTACGCAGGCGCTGGTCAATTTCAGGGAAGTGGGTATATGTGGCTTTGCGGAATGGTCGGATTGATGTCTGGTAAATTCGCTCGCGTTCTTCTTTCTCTGCAAGCCATATACAGTGGCGAAATTCCTTTTCCTCTTTCGTTTCCTGCGGTAGCGACATTATCAGGTCGTAGTTTTTTCTGAATTTATCCAGCACCTCCGATACGGAATTGCCGGAACAGCGGCGCGCGTCATCCGCACCATACAGAGGCGCTGGCATAATGGAATCCTTATTTTTCTAAATCAGAATGGGATGGAATCGTCGTATACAGGAGTGTTCTGCTGGTTACTGCTTTGTTGCTGTTGGCTGTTTCCTGAAGTTGCAAATCCAATCTTTGAATTCAGTAATTCAAGAGTGATTGATTGACCATTTTGCCCCTGATAAACATCAACCCTGATGTTTTCTCCGGTAATTTCTACAATGCCACCTTCAACCAGAACGCTACGGTAGTAATCCGCTTGCGCTCCCGGCTTGGCAAATACAACGGCGCTGTAGTTTGTCCATTCTTTCTTTTTTGTCTGGCGATCGTAATACTGAACGCCAGCACGGATGTTGAATCCGATATTTTCCCCGGCCTGAAACTCTCTTGCGGGCTTGTTTAGTCTTACAGTAATCGAATGTGCCATTAAGCAGCAGCTCCTTCTAATTCGTCTCGTCTGATGTTGTAAACGTCCTGCGCTTTGTGCTGCTCAGGTGTGCCTTCGAGCATCTTCCACGCTTTGGCGAACGCCTGTTTAAGCTCTTCTACGGTGTTTTTCTGCATTGCTGCGTCAGTGAATGCTTTTAGAACCTGTTCAGGTGTAGGTGATGGTTTTGATTGCTTTGCTACTGCGTTCTGCTGATGTTTATGCTCGTCTGTATCTGCATCTTTCGCATCATCAATGCCGAACAAACCATTGAGGCAATACTTGCGTGCATAAGAGCTTGTAGCTCCCGTAACTTGTGCAGAATCCATTCCTTTCTTGCTTTCTTCCTCTCGTGCAAGAGCGGTTGACGTATGACTGTTTTCGCCATCGGTAATAGTTGCCGTGGCTTTCACGTAATACCGATCACCAATCAACACAACTTCATCGCTGATTGATAAAAACAGACCATTCAGTAACGGCTTAACGCCTTCAAGAATATCTTCGCAGCTTCTGTATTTATATTTGCCGAATGAGTTGTACTGATTCTTTGGCGCGTTCAGATTCTCCTGAATAGCTGCCAGTCTTGCGTAAAATTCTTTGCTCATATGATTGTTCTCAGAATGGACACGGCCCAAGGAAATAACGCTGATTTAATACTTCGACTCGGGACAAATTAAGGCATACCCGCATTCCTTCGCGGTCACCATTATGGCGATACCAGAGAGCTTTCTGCGTGTACATGCGTCTCTGTAACTTGCTCTCCTTCACTGTGGTTGCAAGTGACATGAATATCTCCTTCGTTACCGATTAATTCTTTCATCTGACGAATGAATTCTTCGTCTGACCAGTTATCTGTAAAACTCATTTCCTGCGATACCACGGAAGGTTGATAGCTGATTTCATCGCTTTATTTGCTTCAAGCCACATTTTTGAATCACCAATAAATCGGGCTATTACTGCTTTGTTCTGTGCAGCACGAAGCATCTGGTGATTGATGGCTATTTCATTGCGCATAACGCCTCCAGTTGTTTCTTTGCTGCTCTGATTAATTGTTTAACTCGGCGTGATAATTCAGATTCGTGCGGGTAGAAAGCGGACATGACGCCGCTACCCGCGAGCTGAAAGTGCATCATGGGTAACTCCTTATATTTGATTGCATAACGAAAACGCCTCGAGTGAAGCGTTATTGGTATGCGGTAAAGCCGCACTCAGGCGGCCTTGATAGTCATATCATCTGAATCAAATATTCCTGATGTATCGATATCGGTAATTCTTATTCCTTCGCTACCATCCATTGGAGGCCATCCTTCCTGACCATTTCCATCATTCCAGTCGAACTCACACACAACACCATATGCATTTAAGTCGCTTGAAATTGCTACAAGCAGAGCATGTTGCGCCAGCATGATTAATACAGCATTTAATACAGAGCCGTGTTTATTGAGTCGGTATTCAGAGTCTGACCAGAAATTATTAATCTGGTGAAGTTTTTCCTCTGTCATTACGTCATGGTCGATTTCAATTTCTATTGATGCTTTCCAGTCGTAATCAATGATGTATTTTTTGATGTTTGACATCTATTCATATCCTCATAGATAAAAAATCGCCCTCACATTGGATGGCAAAGAAGATTTCCAATAATCAGAACAAGTCGGCTCCTGTTTAGTTACGAGCGACATTGCTCCGTGTATTCACTCGTTGGAATGAATACACAGTGCAGTGTTTATTCTGTTATTTATGCCAAAAATAAAGGCCACTATCAGGCAGCTTTGTTGTTCTGTTTACCAAGTTCTCTGGCAATCATTGCCGTCGTTCGTATTGCCCATTTATCGACATATTTCCCATCTTCCATTACAGGAAACATTTCTTCAGGCTTAACCATGCATTCCGATTGCAGCTTGCATCCATTGCATCGTTTGAATTGTCCACACCATTGATTTGTATCAATAGTCGTAGTCATACGGATAGTCCTGGTATTGTTCCATCACATCCTGAGGATGCTCTTCGAACTCTTCAAATTCTTCTTCCATATATCACCTTAAATAGTGGATTGCGGTAGTAAAGATTGTGCCTGTCTTTTAACCACATCAGGCTCGGTGGTTCTCGTGTACCCCTACAGCGAGAAAAATAGTAAAATCCTCTCACCCCTACAGTAAGAGAGTAATTTATATGGATGTGTTATCTGGTATAACTGCCGCGAAACAGGCTTATGATCTGCTGAAGACAATAAAAGAAACCAGAGACGATGCGGTTATCGCTAAAGCTATTGGAGATCTACACCAAAGAATAACTGATTTACAGATGCTTAATGCGGAGCTCTCTGGCCTTTATCAGGCCGAGAAGGAGATCGCAATGAAGCTTCGAGATGAAAATAGAAAAATCAAGATGTTTGTTGTGCAAGCTGAGAATTATGAACTTCATACAACTGAAGGTGGTTCTGCCGTGTATAGACCTAAGAGTCATTCCGATCCTTCTATTCAGCAGCATAACCTTTGTGCACATTGCTTCGGCGAACATAAAATATCGATACTTCAACCAAGCACGGTTACTATAAAATCTAATGGGTTCTTTGTGCATTCATGTCCTCGCTGTAAGAATGAATACCGGATGTATAGAGCGCCAGACCCTAAGCCTGTATATGTACCGCCGCTGACAAATTATTAATTTTATTCCTGAAATAGCCTCTTCACCCCCTTACTTTGTCAGGGGGATATCTCCTTCAGTTCTGACCATTCGCCTTAATACTTTCCTTAAGTCGATGTAAAGTTGAAGGTCTCCATTTGCTGCGGCATCAGCCATTTTTTGCCTGACAAGCAGTAATGTTTCATACGGCTCAATAAGAATATCGTCATGAGTAATTAGGTGAAGCGTTGCCGCATCAACTATTCCTAGAGCTGCGCCAAGTATCAAAAATTCCCTGCTATTTTTGTCGCATGAGGAGATAAGCGTATTTAGCGCATACCTAATATTCTTTATAGCTGTTGTTAATGCTGCAATTTCTTCTATGGCGTCTTCTTCAATGAGCTTTTTAAGCTCATATTTTTCTTCCTGACCCATAATTACCTCGCCGTCAGTTGTTTTGATTTCCGGTAGCCTGCCGCGTAAATAGCTACGTTCGGAAGACAAGTTGAACCTTCATATTTTCTGGTCAACGTTGTCAGAGTTATCACTTCTGCTCTCATTGCTGGTTTGCGCTTGCATTGCAAGACCACTCGTGAAGGGGTTGGCCTGTGTAGCTTGTCGGAGCTGATCGCCTCCTGACTTTGCAGATTTGCGCGACGATCTCTACGGCGAGAAGCTGCGGTTCCTTTAAATTCTGTTTTTCTGGACATGGATTCCTCCCGAATAAACTCTGGCGATGCAATCCCGAAGCTACTCCTGAGAGAGTTGCTTCGGCATTGCATCCCACAGCTTATGTGGTTGGGTGATCTGGCTTTTCAGCCACGTAGTCGAGTGTTCGACGTTGTTTAAAGAGCCTGCCAGTCTGTTCCGTTTGGCTTCCAGCTTCCTGCTGATGGCTAAATAGTACGATGTGTACTTTACTGAGTCAATACAAAATGTTCTAAATATGGTTTAGTTTTTTATAACACTTTGTATTTTATTGATTTATATTTTGGAAAAAGAAAACCCGACGCTAAGGTCGGGTTATTGTTGTGTGTTTTAGAGTGGTGAGGCTGTTAACTAAATGTCTCTTCAGGCCACTGGCTGGCGATAACTTTCCCTACTACGGAACAGCTATCATTGCATGGAATCATTGGATATTGCGGGTTTAGTGGTTGTAGGAACACCTGACCGCTATCCCTGATCAGTTTCTTGAAGGTAAACTCGTCACCACCAAGTCTGGCTATGCAGAAATCACCTGGCTCAACAGCCTGCTCAGGGTCAACGAGAATTAACATCCCGTCAGGAAAGCTTGGCTTGGATCCTGTTGGCGCGGTCATGGAATTACCTTCAACTTCAAGCCAAAACGCACAATCACTGGCTTTTTTGGTTGTGCTGACCCATCTCTCCGCATCACCTTTGGTAAAGGTTCTAAGCTCAGGCGAGAACATCCCGGCCTGAACATGAGAAAAAACAGGGTACTCATATTGTTTTTTAACGGGGGCAGATGAGTATTCGCCAACAGGTGAAAATGTACCGTCGTGGTTGAATGAGACGTTATCAATACCAAGGTATTTAAACACCACACCAATCTCGTCAAGAGATGGATGACGAGATCCGCGCAACCAGTGACCAATTCCACCCTGCGTCATACCAAGCTCTTCAGCTAACTTCTCTTGAGTTATGCCGAGCTCTTTCATTCTGGATCTAGCCAGTTCATACCATTTCATTTTCATACCCTTATTATTACGCTCTGTACTAAAATCATCCATGCACAAGATGTATTTTTTTGTTTGCATTCTAAAAGTACATATCGTATTATTGCATTGTGATTACTATGGAGGGCATATGAGCAACCTACGAAAATATCGAGAGTCACTGAATATCTCTCAAACAACACTTGCTAAGGCAGTTGGATGCACACAGGGAGCTATCGGACATTGGGAATCTGGTCGTCGCTTCCCAGACCTTAAAACATGCCGTGCTCTTGTTGAGTGCCTAAACAAGTTAGGCGCAAAAGTCAGTCTTGATGACGTGTTCCCGCCGGAACACAAAGCTGCTTAATAAGCGGATCCGCTCTTTGTAACAACGGACATTCGTCCTACGTCGCTGAAAAGCGAGTCCCAATATATCTGACCAACTAAGGCCATATGCGTTTCCACGCATACCTTTCAACTAACTATTCACTATTGGAAATCTTAAGAAATGGAAAGAACAAGTTACAGCAAACTATCACAGCGTGACGTTGATCGCGCTGAAACTGATTTACTCATCAACCTGTCAACGCTTACCCAGCGCGGTCTGGCAAAGATGATTGGCTGTCATGAATCGAAGATAAGCAGAACGGACTGGAGATTTATTGCTTCGGTGTTGTGTGCTTTCGGAATGGCATCAGACATCAGTCCGATTAGCAGGGCTTTTAAGTATGCGCTTGATGAAATCACAAAGAAAAAATCCCCGGCCGCCACCGAGGATTTTAAGCAAATTGATATGCAATTCTGAGGGAATTACTGGATCAATCCACAGGAGTAATTATGACAAAACGTCGTAAGAAATACCAGGAAAAAGAAGAGATTCGACACCCTGATTCACCTGAGGGATTAGTGGTAGCCGCAGCAAATAACAGGGCGTTCGCAGAGCGCCTTGTTGGTGTTTACAGACTAGCCAAAGCAGGAGTGAAACATGGGCGTCGTTAAGTTAGCTGATTACAGGCCTCAACTTGAGGTCGTGGAGCATCGCGTGGCAGATACCGAAGATGGTTTCATGCGCGTTGCTAACGAGATTACCGACAGTCTGCTGATGGCTGATTTAACCGTCCGGCAGTTGAAGGTGATGCTCGCTATCATGCGCAAGACATACGGATTCAATAAGCCGATGGATCGACTCACAAACACGCAGATAGCAGCCATGACAGGTATTCATCACACTCATGTTTGCGCTGCCAAGCGCCAGCTTATCGAGCGTAAATTCCTCATTGCTGATGGCGTGAAAATCGGAGTGAACAAGGTGGTTTCTCAGTGGATTAGCCAGGACAGCTTAACATTAGCTAAAACAGCTAATAAAACATTAGCCAAGTCGGCTAATGGGTATAAGCCAAGTCAGCTAAACACAAAAGACAATATACAAAAGACAATAAATACAAATACCCCCTTACCCCCTAACGGGGGTGGCGATGGGCAGGTTAAACCTGAACGTCGCAAGGCAGAACGAATCGACTACGAATCCTTCCTGAACGCCTACAACACCGAAGTCGGTGACAGACTGCCACACGCTGTTGCGGTCAACGAGAAACGCAAACGCCGCCTGAAGAAAATCATCCCGCAACTGAAAACGCCAAACGTGGACGGTTTCAGAGCGTATGTCAGGGCGTTTGTGCATCAGGCCAAGCCGTTTTACTTCGGAGACAACGACACGGGCTGGACGGCTGATTTTGATTACCTGCTGAGGGAAGACTCGTTAACGGGAGTTCGGGAAGGGAAGTTTGCAGACAGGGGGATTACATGAGACAGGATATCGAAGCGAGCGTTATCGGTGGCCTGCTGATTGGTGGATTAACACCAACCGCCAGCGACGTTCTGGCAACGCTGGAGCCGGAAGCGTTTTCAATTCCGCTCTACCGGAAAGCCTTCGAGGTTATCCGCAAGCAGGCGAGAAACAGAAACCTAATCGATGCGCTGATGGTTGCCGAGGCGTGCGGAGAGGAGCATTTCACGTCAATCCTGATGACCAGCAAAAACTGCCCGAGTGCCGCAAACCTGAAGGGATATGCCGGAATGGTCGCGGATAACTATCACCGCCGTCTGGTGCTGGAAATCATGGATGAAATGCGTGAACCAATTCAGAGCGGAACCATCGACGCATCGAGTCAGGCGATGGATGAACTTGTAAAGCGTCTTTCAGCCATCAGAAAGCCCCGTGACGAGGTTAAACCTGTACGGTTAGGGGAAATCATTACTGACTACACTGACACGCTTGACAGGCGTCTGAGGAACGGAGAAGAGTCAGATACCCTGAAGACCGGAATCGAAGAACTTGATGCCATCACCGGAGGGATGAACGCGGAAGACCTGGTGATAATCGCTGCTCGTCCTGGTATGGGGAAAACCGAACTGGCGCTGAAGATTGCCGAAGGCGTTGCAAGCCGCGTTATTCCTGGTTCTGACGTCCGGCGCGGAGTATTGATTTTCTCAATGGAAATGAGCGCATTGCAGATTGCAGAGCGAAGCATTGCCAACGCCGGGAGGATGTCGGTTAGCGTACTGCGAAATCCTGCATCAATGGATGACGAGGGCTGGGCACGTGTTGCTAACGGCATGAGTCAGCTTGCAGATTTGGATGTATGGGTAGTCGATGCCTCGCGGTTATCGGTCGAAGAAATACGCTCAATCGCAGAACGGCACAAACAGGAAAATCCAAACCTCTCACTCATCATGGCGGATTATCTTGGCCTGATTGAGAAGCCGAAAGCAGACCGCAACGACCTCGCAATTGCTCACATCTCAGGAAGCCTGAAGGCGATGGCGAAAGACTTGAAAACGCCTGTTATCTCCCTAAGTCAGCTTTCGCGCGATGTTGAGAAGCGACCAAACAAACGCCCGACAAACGCAGATTTGCGTGATTCAGGAAGCATTGAGCAGGACGCAGACTCAATCATCATGCTCTATCGGGAAGCGGTATATGACGAGAACAGTAGCGCCGCGCCATTTGCTGAAATCATTGTGACGAAAAACCGTTTTGGCTCGCTTGGTACGGTTTACCAGCGGTTCTGCAACGGACACTTTGTTGCATGTGACCAGGATGAAGCCAGACAGATTTGCACAGCATCAAATGCACCTGCTTCGCGTGGCAGACGATATGCACAAGGGGCTGACGTATGACCATCTACATCACTGAGCTTGTAACAGGCCTGCTGGTAATCGCAGGCCTTTTTATTTTGGGGAGAGTAAATCGTGGTTGAGTTGATTTTTTCTGCATTGAGGATTCTCGGTGCTATGTGGATGGTGGCGACGTTCATTGTGGTTGCCAGCAGTTTTGTCCGGCTGGTAGGCGAAGGTAAAGACCTGGTTGGTGTGCTTTTCGGTAGCATTTTCCTGTGGGTGATTATCGGTGTTATGCCTGTTGTCGTAGCAAAAGTGGCGTGGCGTTTTGTGAGTTGAACTGAGGGTAAGTACCGATGGACGAATCAAGAAAGCAGTTTGAGGAATACGTTGCCAAAAAATTGAGATTACCATTCGAGATGATAACCGAGGCAAGAAATGGTGATAGGTACTTCGCATTTTCAAGCATGGATATTCGTCACTCCTTAAATGAGTGGTGGACTTTATGGCAGGCATCGCGAGCAGCTATTGAACTGGATATCGACTGGCCAGAATCGAATGACGACTTTTGGAAAGATGGTGAAGAAGGTGCTTATGCGATGGGTTATGAGGATGGGCGTGACAAAACGGTAATTGCAGTAATGAAAGCTATCAGAGCCGCTGGAATTAAAGAGAAGAATTTCGATGAAGCAAACAATATTCCTCCGAACTAAGCAACAACAGCAAGCCGCAATCAACGCCATCCTCGCAACACCACTCGATAAAGACAAGCCAGTCACCATCCGCATTACTGACTACAAGCGCAACCTTGACCAGAACGCAAAATTTCACGCGATGCTGGCGGATATCGCACGTCAGGTTCAATGGTGCGATAAGTGGTTAAAACCAGAACAATGGAAGGTTTTGTTGATTAGCGGTCATGCAGTGGCAACAAAGCAGGAAGCTGATGTTTTGCCCGGCCTTGAAGGCGAATACGTCAACATTCGCGAAAGTAGCGCGCAGATGAGTGTGAAGCGTATGGCAAGTCTGATTGAGTACACGACAGCATGGGCTATTGGTCAGGGCGTCAGATTTACCGACAGGAGGTACGAATGAGACGACAGCGACGAAGTATCACCGACATAATCTGTGAAAACTGCAAATACCTTCCAACGAAACGCTCCAGAAATAAACGCAAGCCAATCCCAAAAGAATCTGACGTAAAAACCTTCAACTACACGGCTCACCTGTGGGATATCCGGTGGCTAAGACATCGTGCGAGGAAATGACAATGCTTTTAATTCAACCAGGATTTGGCCTTAGCATCAAAAAATGGCACATGTTTGGCGAGAAAGAGTCTCAACGAAAAATGGTGCTTATCAAGTTGCCATGTATCAGTATTTGTTGGCTAAACAGGGAGGCAGCAAATTATTTGTCTACATGCGCCAGAGCAGCATTTAACGACCCTGAGTGGTTTGTAGAAAACCATCACGCTGTTCGTCAGGCAAAGAGAAAGGCCAAAACGACATACATGAAGGCGTATCGAAAAGCATGGAAAGAACACCGCGATCGATACCAGCAAGACATGGAAAAGCTTGAATCAGAAAACATGGAATTAAGACGAAAGCTCGGTGAAGCAAAACGATACATTGATGCTTACAAGCGACTTTTTAATGGTGAAAGCCATGCTTAGCCCATCCCAATCCCTTCAATACCAGAAAAAAAGCGTCGAGCGAGCTTTAACGTGCGCTAATTGCGGTCAAAAGCTGCATGTGCTGGAAGTTCACGTGTGCTCCGATTGCTGCGCAGAACTGATGAGCGATCCGAATAGCTCAATGTACGAGGAAGAAGACGATGAGTGATTTCTCTGAGCTTATTTCCTTCAAAAAAGACAGAGAAGAAATGCGGACTGAATCTGTCTATTACGTTCAACACCGGAATAAACGCTCGGTGCTTGATCAGGAGTTGATTATTACCGGAGACCTGGCATTCAGAACATATAAGGCCAGCATGGAAATGAAGGATTTCCCTAAATGTGGTTCTGAAAGAGAAGCCGCGTTAAAGCTGGCTGAGTGGATGCAGAGAATGGCTGCTGCAATTGAGAATTACTGGAGTGAACCATAATGGCTAACCTACGCAAAGAAGCACGCGGCAGAGAATGCCAGGTACGTATTTACGGCGTATGCAATGGCAATCCTGAAACTACAGTTCTGGCACATTACCGGATGGCTGGAATTTGCGGAACGGGAATGAAACCTGACGACCTGATCGGTGCATGGGCTTGTAGCGCGTGTCACGATGAAATCGACCGACGCACCCATAATCTCGACAACAAAGACGCCAGACTTTACCACCTGGAAGGCGTGATCAGGACGCAGGCGATACTGCTGAAGGAGGGGAAGATTAAGCCATGAACGAATATCAGTTTGTGCTTCCATACCCGCCGTCGGTGAACACCTACTGGCGAAGACGGGGAAGCCAATACTACATCAGCGATAAAGGCCAGAAATACCGAAAAGACGTTCAGCAAATCATCCGCCAACTTAAGTTAGACATTTTCACCAAATCACGACTCCGCATCAAAGTCATCGCAGACGTTCCAGACTCCCGCCGCCGCGACCTCGACAACATCCTGAAAGGTTTACTCGACTCCCTTATCCACGCCGGATTTGCGGAAGACGACGAGCAATTCGATGACATTCGCGTAATTCGTGGCGTGAAAGTACCAGGCGGAAGGCTTGGAATAAAAATCACCGAGCTGGAGAACGTATGAACGCCACAATTCAAACGATACCAGAGCTTCTTATCCAGACACGAGGCAATCAGACCGAAGTGGCAAGGATGCTTTCCTGCGCAAGAGGAACAGTGCTCAAGTACAACCGAGACAGTAAAGGCGAGCGTCACGTAATAGTTAACGGCGTCCTGATGGTCAAACAGGGCAAGAGGGGAAGACGATGGGCATAAGAGAACTAAACCTCACCAAAGAGCAGCACGAGTGGCTGAATGGCTGGCTTGAACTGTGGGGCGCATGGGTTTATTCAGGTCGTCTGGAAAAGCGCATGAGCAGCGTAATAGCGAAGTTCATGGAGAGCGTAGAGCCGGGAAGAGTTATGACAAGGCCAATGTGCAATGATGATGATGGAATGTTGATTTCTCAGGTCGTCGATTCCGTCATGTGCATTGACAAGAAAGCCTTTGGCATCCTCCTTAGCTACTACGCTCATGGTTCATCTAAGCGAGCAATTGCATCCTACTATCACGCGACTGCAAAGCCACGCAAGATGTGTGGACGTGGTGGCGAGGGATGGAGAAAACCTTCACTGGCAACCTGTAGAAACGAAATTGACGACATCCTGAAAGCGTCGTTATTTGTTTTGTACCAGCCAATGCAAAATGCTTTCAAAATGCGTAAACGTGTTGAGAAAGTTAAGCATGTTGCTGTTAAAAGCCTTGACATGCAATTATCCATTTAGCCATAATTAGAAGGTAAGCTGCCGTTAGTGACTCTTAAGTTGCAACGGTGGCTTTTTTTATTTGGGTCAGTCGTATAAAGGTCATTACGGAAGGCTGTTAATCTTCTTATCGTGGTTCGAGTCCACGCTGTCCCGCCAAACATGCTGGTTTAGCTCCAATGGTAGAGCAGTCGCCTTGTAAGCGAATGGGTAGCGGTTCAAGTCCGTTAACCAGCACCATAACTGAGCCGTAGCCACTGGCTATCCTGAATTCATCAGTGATAGTTATGCTGCGGCCTTCTACACATGACCTTCGTGAAAGCGGGTGGCATGAGGTTGTTAGCGCAACCTCATGCCGTTTTGCCCGTGCATATCGGTCACGAACAAATCTGATTACTAAACACAGTAGCCTGGATTTGTTCTATCAGTAATCGATCTTATTCCTAATTAAATAGAGCAAATCCCCTTATTGGGGGTAAGACATGAAGATGCCAGAAAAACATGACCTGTTAGCCGCCATTCTCGCGGCAAAGGAACAAGGCATCGGGGCAATCCTTGCGTTTGCAATGGCGTACCTTCGCGGCAGATATAATGGCGGTGCGTTTACAAAAACAGTAATCGACGCAACGATGTGCGCCATTATCGCCTGGTTCATTCGTGACCTTCTCGACTTCGCCGGACTAAGTAGCAATCTCGCTTATATAACGAGCGTGTTCATCGGCTACATCGGTACTGACTCGATTGGTTCGCTTATCAAACGCTTCGCTGCTAAAAAAGCCGGAGTAGAAGATGGTGGAAATCAATAATCAACGTAAGGCGTTCCTCGATATGCTGGCGTGGTCAGAGGGAACTGATAACGGACGGCAGAAAACCAGAAATCATGGTTATGACGTCATTGTAGGGGGAGAGCTATTCACTGATTACTCCGATCACCCTCGCAAACTTGTCACGCTAAACCCCAAACTCAAATCAACAGCAGCCGGACGTTACCAGCTTCTTTCCCGTTGGTGGGATGCCTACCGTAAGCAGCTTGGCCTGAAAGACTTCTCTCCCAAAAGCCAGGACGCTGTTGCGCTGCAGCAGATTAAGGAGCGTGGCGCTTTGCCGATGATTGATCGCGGTGATATCCGTCAGGCTATCGACCGTTGCAGCAATATCTGGGCTTCACTGCCGGGTGCTGGTTATGGTCAGTTCGAGCATAAGGCAGACAGCCTGATTGCAAAATTCAAAGAAGCAGGTGGAACGGTCAGAGAGATTGAGGTATGAGCAGAGTAACCGCGATTATCTCCGCTCTGGTTATCTGCATCATCGTCTGCCTGTCGTGGGCGGTCAATCATTACCGTGATAACGCCATCGCCTACAAAGAACAGCGAGATAAAAAAGTCAGTGAGCTGAAGCAGGCGACCGCCACCATTACTGACATGCAGCAGCGCCAGCGTTCTGCTGATGCACTCGATGCTAAATACACGAAGGAGTTAGCTGATGCGAAAGCTGAAAATGATGCTCTTCGGCGCAAGCTTGATAATGGTGGTCGGGTGTTCGTCAAAGGAAAATGCCCTGTGCCATCCTCAGCCGAAACCTCCAGCGCCTCCGGCATGGGCAATGATGCCACCGTCGAACTCTCTCCAGTTGCTGGACGAAACGTTCTCGGTATCCGGGGCGGAATTATCCGCGACCAAACAGCACTGAGAACGCTTCAGGAATACATCAGGACGCAATGCCTTCGATGATAGCGATAATTTTACTCATCATCCTTCACATCTGGCTCTGTAGACAGGATGGTGATCACTTCTGGAGTGAATCCAGATTAAACATCTCATTGCTGATGCTTGATATTGAGCATCTTGCGCGCGGTAAGGGGCTGCGTTGAGATAAGAGCCAGTCATTACAAATACCAGGATTTAGCCTCGCATTCGCGGGGCTTTTTATTGCCATTACAAAAGCCATTCCCTACAGAGTGGCTTTGATAATGGCTTATACCCTACACGGGATAACTTAACTGATATCCCTTTTAACGGATAAACGGAGCCAACAATGGCAGAGATTATTCCCATGACTGAAGAACAGAAATTCCAGTTAGAGATTTACAAACTGGTCATGAACCAGAACGCAGCCGCAGAAGAAGCATTTCAGTTCATTGGCACTGACGAACTGAAGCTTGAGCTATTCAAAATTCACTTCCAATCAGGCGGCGCTAATTCGGATATCACGACCCGCACTATCGAAGCGGTGCGTAAATCGAAGGAAGCGTTAGACCTGTTCACTACCGGAACGTAAACATGGCAACTCAAGGTTTCGACAACCCATCCAAATTCCGCGATGAATGGGATAAGCAAGCAGAAGGGAAATAATCAATATGGCGACTGAGAAAAAGAAAGGTGGTCGCCCCTCTGATTATATGCCGGAGGTGGCTAATGACATTTGCGCATTGCTTTCCTCCGGTGAGAGTCTGCGCAAAGTTTGCGAACGCCCAGGAATGCCGAGCAAAACATCAGTTTTTCGCTGGCTGGCTGAACATCAGGAGTTTCGTGACCAGTACGCGAAGGCAACAGAGACTCGGGCCGACTCTATTTTCGAAGAGATATTCGAAATTGCTGACGACGTAATCCCTGATGCCGCCGAGGTGGCAAAGGCAAGACTTCGCGTTGATACCCGCAAATGGGCGCTGGCCAGAATGAATCCCCGTAAGTATGGAGACAAGGTAACTAATGAGCTTGTCGGCAAAGACGGCGGCGCAATTCAGATTGAAACATCACCGATGAGCACTCTGTTCGGAAAATGACCTCGATTAATCCTATCTTTGAACCGTTCATTGAGGCGCATCGCTACAAAGTCGCCAAAGGCGGTCGAGGTAGCGGTAAATCATGGGCAATTGCGAGGCTGCTTGTTGAAGCGGCGCGTCGGCAGCCAGTGCGTATTCTCTGCGCTCGTGAACTGCAAAACAGTATCAGCGATTCGGTAATCCGGTTGCTTGAAGATACCATCGAGCGTGAAGGGTATTCGGCTGAGTTTGAAATTCAGCGTTCCATGATTCGTCATCTCGGAACGAATGCTGAGTTCATGTTCTACGGCATCAAAAACAACCCGACGAAGATTAAATCGCTCGAAGGCATTGATATCTGCTGGGTGGAAGAAGCGGAAGCGGTAACGAAGGAATCATGGGATATCCTGATACCAACCATCCGCAAGCCGTTTTCCGAAATATGGGTGAGCTTTAACCCGAAGAACATACTCGACGATACCTATCAGCGATTCGTTGTAAATCCTCCCGATGATATTTGCCTGCTGACGGTGAACTACACCGACAACCCGCATTTTCCTGAAGTTCTCCGTCTGGAGATGGAAGAGTGTAAACGCAGAAATCCGACACTGTATCGTCACATCTGGCTTGGTGAGCCAGTAAGCGCAAGTGATATGGCAATCATCAAACGTGAATGGCTTGAAGCCGCAACCGATGCGCACAAGAAACTCGGATGGAAAGCGAAAGGCGCTGTTGTCTCTGCGCATGACCCGTCAGATACAGGGCCAGATGCTAAAGGTTACGCATCGCGTCACGGTTCGGTAGTTAAGCGCATTGCCGAAGGTCTGCTGATGGACATCAACGAGGGTGCTGACTGGGCTACTTCGCTGGCGATTGAAGACGGCGCTGACCATTACCTGTGGGATGGTGATGGCGTCGGTGCGGGCCTACGCAGACAGACAACGGAAGCGTTCTCCGGCAAGAAAATCACCGCCACGATGTTCAAGGGCAGTGAATCGCCATTCGATGAAGATGCGCCGTATCAGGCCGGAGCATGGGCTGATGAAGTCGTACAGGGCGACAACGTTCGCACTATTGGTGATGTATTCCGCAATAAGCGAGCGCAATTCTATTACGCGCTGGCTGACAGGCTGTATCTGACATATCGGGCGGTTGTCCACGGTGAGTATGCAGACCCCGACGACATGCTGAGCTTCGACAAAGAAGCGATAGGCGAGAAGATGCTGGAGAAGCTGTTTGCAGAACTGACGCAGATTCAGCGCAAATTCAATAACAACGGGAAGCTGGAGCTAATGACTAAGGTCGAAATGAAGCAGAAGCTCGGTATTCCATCTCCTAACCTGGCTGATGCGCTGATGATGTGTATGCATTGCCCGGAGTCGGCTGCGCAACCCGACTATTCCAGTTACTCAATTCCTTGTGGTGTAGGTTGATATGGCAGAAAAAAAGATGACTGACTGGCATCGCAAGGTGCTGTGCAACTTTGATAATGCCTGGTCAGCAACGCAGGATATGCGTGAGCAGATTATTGAGGCTCAACGTTTCGTCCGGGTATCCGGCGCACAGTGGGAAGGCAGCACAAACGCTGGTTACTCATTTGATGAAGGAAGGTTTGAGCATTATCCGCGCTTTGAACTGAATAAGATTGCCCGTGAATGTGATCGCATCATTGGCGAGTATCGACAGAATCGCATAAGCGTTAAATTCAGGCCGAAGGACGATAAGGCATCGGAAGCGTTAGCCGAAAAGATGAACGGCAAATTCCGCGCTGACTATCAGGAAACATCCGGTGGCGAAGCGTGTGATAACGCATTTGATGATGCTGTAACGGGCGGATTCGGTTGTTTCCGCATGTGTGCCGATTACGAAGATGAAATGGATCCGAGTAACGAGCAGCGACGCATCAGCCTTCTTCCTGTTTACGACCCAGCGACATGCGTCTTCTTCGATCAGGACAGCAAGCAATATGACCGTTCTGATGCTATGTGGGCTATGGAAATGTTCTCCATGACGCCTAAAGCGTTCGAGGCTGAATACCCTGATTCCATCGCGGCAAGCCTTTCTCGTGATGACACTGGCACTCAATATGACTGGTCAACGCCAGATGCCATCTATGTTGGGCGCTACTACGAAGTTCGCATAGAGAAGGTGAAGCTCACTGCATGGCGCAACCCTGTTAGCGGAGAAACGGCAATCTATGATGAAGATCAAATCAAAGATATTGTCGATGAGCTAACTGATGGTGCATTCGAACTGATTGGTGAGCGGACGGTGAAGAAACGCAGAGTTTATTGCGGTCTTCTGTCTGGCGCTGAATGGCTGGAAGAACCTAAGCGTATTCCGGGCGAACATATTCCTCTCATCCCGGTATATGGGCGTCGTTCATTTGTTGATAATCAGGAGCGAATCGAAGGCCACGCAGCAAAAGCGATGGATGCACAGCGTCTTGAGAACCTGATGGTTTCCATGATTGCAGATAACGCTACTCAGGCTGGCGGTGATGGCATTCCTGTAGTTGATGTTGACATGATTCCTGGTCCTCTCGCCACTCATTGGGCGGAGCGCAACAAAAAGCGCCCGGCGTTCCTGCCGATGGTCAGTCTGAAAAACAAAAACGGAGATATTACTGCGCAGGCTCAGGTCAGCAGTTATACGCCTCCGACACAAATGCCTCCAGCTCTTGCCGGGCTATTGCAGTACACCGGAACGGCTATTCAGCAAATTACAGGTGCGTCGCAGCTTGAGAACATGCCGAGCAACGTCGCCACCGATACCGTTGATAGCATCTTTAACCGGATGGATACGCAGTCCTATATCTACATGGACAACATGGCTAAATCCATGCGTCGCGCTGGCGTTGTGTGGCTTTCTATGGCTCGTGAAGTCTATGGCAGCGATACGCCGATGCGTATCGTTAATGAGGACGGCAGCGATGACGTGGCGCTGATGACTGGTGAAGTGGTTGACCGTCAGACAGGGCAGGTTATCGCGCTTAACGACCTTTCGCAGGGTAACTATGAAGTGACTGTCGATGTTGGTCAGTCGTTCGCTACTCGCCGTGATGCAACGGTTAAGTCGTTACTTTCCATGCTGGCACTTATCCCACCAGGAACGCCGAAGCACGACCTTGTATCGTCGATGATTCTCGACAATATGGACGGTGAAGGGATGGACGACCTTAAAGAATACAACCGCAATCAGTTGCTTCTGTCTGGTGTTATCAAGCCGAGAACACCAGAAGAACAGCAGATGGTTGAGCAGGCGAAACAACAACAGGCCAGTCAGCCAGATCCGGCTATGGTTGCTGCGCAAGGTCAGCTTCTTGCTGGTCAGGCTGAATTGCAGAAAGCGCAGAACGAACAGGCAGCCATTCAGGTTAAAGCATTCCAGGCACAGACTGATGCTCAGGTTGCTGCGGCAAATGTTGTGAAAATCCTCGCATCTGCCGATAGTCAGCAGAAATCTGATATCCGCGAGGCTCTGAAACTGCTCGGACAGTTCCAGCAACAGCAAGGAGACAATGCCCGTGCTGATGCAGAGCTTGTCCTGAAAAGTCAGGCACAGGGCCATGCGCAGCGCATGGACATCAGCAGCATCCTGCAAAAATCAACTCAGCAACAACCACAGCAGTAATTAACCCATAACGTGCAATGGCTGTCTTTATGAGGCCTGGCACCCTATTGCCTTCCGATGGGCTGAACATCGAGTAAACAGGGGTAACAAATGGACCAGATGGCAGAAAACACACCAGAAGTTGAAATCGAAACCGACGCGTCAGAGCAGATTCCTGATGATGTCGAACTGGCTGAAGAAGTCGAAACAGAAGATGGCAGTGAGTCCTCCGGCAATGATGCAGAGGAAGCTACTGAAACTGATGACGACGAATCAGAGCAGGAATTCTACTTTGGTGACGAAAAGCTGGATTCGCCAACCAGCGAAGATGGCGCAGAGCATGGACTGGTAAAACACCTGCGCAAGACGATTAAAGAGAAAGACCGCGAGCTGAAAGAGCTGATGCGTCAGTCTCAGAAACCCGTCGAGCAGCAGCCGGTAATCACTCAACCACCGCGAATGCCAAAACTGGATGATGAGGACATCGGTTTCGATGAAGAAATCTATCAGCAACGCATGGCTAAGTGGGCAGATGATAACGGAAAGTACCAGCAACAGGAGATGGCTCGCAAGCAGAAGGAGCAGGAGCTTCAGGCTGCTTATCAAGAGCGATTATCCAAATATCAGCAACGTGTTAAGGCTCTCAAGGTTCCTGGCTATCAGGAAGCAGAACAGGCCGTACTCGAGGAAATCCCCATCGAGACACAAAACGCGATCCTGTTTGAGTCAGAGAAGCCGGAAATCGTTGTTCTGGCGCTTGGTCGCAACGCTGAACTGCGCAAGCAACTGGCAGAAGCTACCAACCCCGTAGCAATTGGTCGTCTGCTGGAACGTATCGAATCGAAGGCCAGAATCATGCCAAAAGCAAAAACCACGGCAGCCACAACCCCGACAGTTAAGGGGAGCAACGGCGCAGTAATCAATAACCTCGACAAACTGAAAGCCAAGGCGCTGGAAACTGGTGACTGGACGCCGTATTTCGCCGCTAAAAAGGCAAAAAAATAACCTATCGGAGCATTAAGCATGGCTAACCAATTAGCAAAAGACCTTGAAATCATGTTCGAAAACTACGTTGAAGGCTTTGAGGCCGCCTGCGTAGTTTCCCGTAACGCTAAAAAATTCCGTCCCGGTGATACAGCAATGCAGCGAGCAGGTGATGTTCTGTATCGTCCGCAGCATTACCACATGAACATTGAGGAAGGCCTCGACCTCAGCAGCAAAACGCCAACAGCACTGGTTCAGCGCCTTGTTCCTTCTGTGTTCAAGGAGCCGAAAAACATTCTGTACACTCTGGATGCGCGTGAAATGCGTGACCCGGAACATAAAACTGAAGCTGGTCGCGCCGCAGGTATGCGCCTTGCTGCACAGATTGACTCTGACCTGATTTCCATGGTCACGCAGCGTGCTACTAACGTGATCACAATGGCTGACTCAACCACTGGTTCACAGGGCCGTGATTTGTGGAACTGTGCGGCAGGTATTGATGCCACCATGACGGCGATTGGTGTGCCGCAGGGTATCAATCGTCGCTCTTTCTGGAACCCCTTCAACTACAAAGACCTTGCTGGCGAGCTTGGTCACCGTGCCTATGCTCAGGGCGCAACCCTGACAGCATACGAAAAAGCGCAGATCCCTACGGTTGCGTCCTTCGATAGCTACAAGACCGATATTTCTGGTCGTGTTCCGAAGGGTACAGCAACTTCCATTACGCTGGCATCAGCACCTGCGCACAAGGTTGAAGCGAAAGATGCTAACGATATGCCAGTGGATAACCGACAGGGGACCATTACGGTATCTGCTGAAGGTTTGCAGGTTGGCGATGCGTTTACCATCGCAGGGGTGAATTCCGTACACCAGATCACCAAAGATACCACCGGGCAGCCGCAGGTATTCCGCGTTCTGGCAGTTAGCGGAACGACAGTAACTATCTCCCCGAAAATTCTGCCGCCTGACAACGCGGATGTCGCCAGCCGTCCATATGCAAACGTTGATGCTAATGCGGCAAGTAGCGCAGCAATCACCATTCTCAACAAAAATGCCGCACCGGCTAACCTGTTCTGGGCTGATGGTTCTGTTGAACTGATGTACGGCAAACTGGCGTTCCCGACTGGTCAGGGTCCACAGGTAATGACAGCAACCACCGAGCAGGGCGCTACGCTGATCATGTCTTACGCCTTCGACCACATCAAAGGCGTAACCACTGCTCGTTTCACCACTCTGTACGGTTGCTCTGTACTGGTTCCTGAATATACGGGCATCGTTATTGCCGGGCAGTAATTTTGGTGGGGCTTCGGCCCCATTTTTATTGGGAGAAGACAATGGCACGAACAATGCTCTATAAGCCGGGCAACATGATCACCTGTGGTCAGTTTGCTGTCGATTACATCATTGTTGATGACGAAGAAGTTAAATCTCATCTGAAAAAAGGCTGGGTAAAAACTCCTGAAGAAACCGCAACGAAGCAAAAAGTTGCTAAGGCGGAAGAAGATGGCGAAAACGAAGGGTGATCTCGTTCTAAAGGCTTTACGAAAAGCCGGGCTGTATTCCAATGCCACGTTGACAGATGCTGACCCTCAGGCAATTGAAGATGCCATTAATGACCTCGAAGACATGATGGCAGCATGGCAGGCGAAAGGTATCGAGCTTGGGTATCAGTTTGCTGATACAGAAAACGGCATCATGCCGTTACCTGACGATGATTCAGGTATCCCTGCATGGGCAAATGATGGCGTCGCTTTGAAACTCGCTGTGCAAGTGTGCATGGATAACGTCATTCAGCCGTCAGACGCTCTCCTTACCGCTGCTGACAGTGCATATCAGACAATCTGCATTGCTTTAACCAAAATACCACCACTTGAGCGGCGAAATGACATGCCTCGCGGTAGTGGTAACAAAAGCGCGTTTACGTGGAATCGGTTTTACATCGAGAAAGATGATCCGAGTACGTGAGGTGAATAAATGCCGATTCAGCAACTTCCGCTTATGAAAGGTGTCGGTAAAGACTTCCGAAACGCCGACTATATCGACTATCTGCCAGTGAATATGTTGGCTACACCCAAAGAAATCCTGAACAGCAGCGGATATCTTCGCTCATTCCCGGGCATTGCCAAACGCTCTAATGTGAACGGCGTATCGCGCGGCGTCGAGTACAACATGGCGCAGAGTGCTGTTTATCGCGTGTGTGGTGGCAAGCTGTACAAAGGAGAAAATGCAGTCGGTGATGTTGCCGGAAGTGGTCGCGTATCAATGGCGCATGGCCGGACATCACAGGCGGTAGGCGTTAATGGTCAACTTATCGAGTATCGCTATGATGGCACGGTTAAAACCGTCTCAAACTGGCCTACAGACAGCGGATTCACGCAGTATGAGTTAGGTTCAGTCCGCGACATTACACGCTTACGTGGGCGTTATGCGTGGTCAAAAGACGGCACGGATTCATGGTTTATCACTGACCTTGAAGACGAATCGCATCCTGACCGTTACAGTGCACAATATCGTGCCGAGTCTCAGCCTGACGGAATCATCGGCATCGGCACATGGCGAGACTTCATCGTCTGCTTTGGTTCATCGACGATTGAATATTTTTCCCTCACTGGTGCAACCACAGTTGGTGCCGCGTTGTATGTCGCACAGCCATCGCTGATGGTGCAGAAAGGCATTGCCGGAACTTACTGCAAAACGCCGTTTGCTGATTCCTATGCGTTCATCAGCAATCCGGCAACAGGTGCTCCGTCTGTATACATCATCGGCTCCGGTCAGGTATCACCAATCGCCAGCGCGAGCATTGAGAAAATTCTCCGCTCCTACACTGCTGATGAACTGGCTGATGGTGTGATGGAGTCTCTGCGATTTGATGCGCATGAGTTGCTGATTATCCATCTTCCGCGTCATGTTCTTGTTTACGACGCATCTTCAAGCGCCAATGGTCCGCAATGGTGTGTGCTGAAAACAGGCCTGTATGACGATGTGTACCGCGCTATCGACTTCATTTACGAAGGCAATCAGATAACGTGCGGCGATAAGCTGGAATCGGTGACCGGGAAATTGCAATTCGATATCAGCAGCCAGTACGACAAGCAACAGGAACATCTGCTGTTTACTCCGTTGTTCAAAGCGGATAACGCCAGAGTGTTCGACCTTGAGGTTGAATCGTCAACTGGCGTTGCGCAGTACGCCGACAGCCTGTTCATCTCTGCAACCACTGACGGCATAAATTACGGTCGTGAGCAGATGATTGAGCAGAATGAACCGTTCGTTTATGACAAACGTGTTTTGTGGAAGCGAGTAGGGCGCATCAGGAAAAATGTCGGCTTCAAATTGCGCGTTATAACGAAGTCACCTGTCACTCTGTCTGGCTGCCAGATAAGGATTGAGTAATGGCTGATTCGAATCTCAATGAGCCGGTAATCATCCAGGCTACGCGGCTCGACACATCAGTCCTTCCGCGCAATATCTTCTCGCAGTCATATCTGCTGTACGTTATCGCACAGGGCACTGATGTTGGTAACGTGGCTAACAAGGCCAACGAAGCAGGGAAGGGGGCTTATGATGCACAGGTGAAGAATGATGAGCAGGATGTCACCCTTGCAGACCATGAATCCAGAATTGAAGCTGCTGAAGCAACTCTCATCAATCATGAACATAGAATTGCAGCAGCGGAAAGCACTCTTGCAGATCATGAAACAAGGATTACGGCTGCTGAAACAGAGCTGGCTGATCACGAGACACGAATTGCTGCCAATGAATCTGAGTTAGCAAACCATGATGCGCGCATAACTCAGAATAAAACCGATATCGACGCACTTGATACCAGGCTCACAGCGGCAGAAGGAAGTATTTCGACGCTACAAAGCACAGTTGGTGATCACTCAACAAGAATATCTGCGCTTGAGTATGCCACCACGCGCAAGAAATCAGAGGTTGTTTACTCAGGAGTATCTGTAACCATCCCGACAGCGCCGACTAACCTTGTTAGCCTGCTGAAAACGCTCACGCCGTCATCCGGAACGTTGGCACCATTCTTCGACACCGTTAACAACAAGATGGTTGTGTTCAACGAGAACAAAACCTTGTTCTTCAAGCTGTCGATCGTCGGGACGTGGCCCAGCGGAACCGCTAACAGGTCAATGCAGCTAACCTTGTCCGGTTCTGTTCCTGACACGTTGGTTAGCAGTCGTAATGCGGTGACAACAACCGACAACATCCTGTTAGCTACGTTCTTCAGCGTGGATAAAGACGGCTTTCTTGCCACAAATGGCAGCACGTTAACCATTCAGTCGAATGGTGCGTCGTTTACTGCCACAACCATCAAGATAATCGCGGAGCAGTAATGATTCAGTTCAAACCAACGCGAAACATCGACCTGATCGAAGCAGTCGGAAATCACCCTGACATTATTGCCGGAAGCAACAACGGTGATGGATACGACTACAAGCCTGAATGCCGTTACTTTGAGGTGAACGTGCACGGGCAGTTCGGCGGCATTGTTTACTATCAGGAGATTCAGCCGCTGACCCTCGATTGCCACGCCATGTACCTGCCAGAGATTCGCGGCTTCAGCAAGGAAATCGGGCTGGCGTTCTGGCGATACATTCTGACCAACACCACCGTTCAGTGCGTCACATCATTTGCTGCACGCAAATTCCGCCACGGGCAGATGTACTGCGCAATGATTGGCCTTAAGCGTGTAGGAACCATCAAGAAATACTTCAAAGGCGTGGATGACGTGACGTTTTACAGCGCCACACGCGAAGAACTAATCGACTTCCTGAATCACGGGAGATAGCCATGTTATATGCATTTACGCTGGGCAGAAAACTGCGCGGCGAGGAACCTTATTGCCCTGAAAAAGGCGGGAAAGGTGGCAGTTCTGATAAAAGCGCAAAGTATGCCGCAGAAGCTCAGAAGTATGCCGCAGACCTGCAGAATAAGCAGTGGCAGACGATCATGAAAAACCTTGCTCCGTTCACGCCACTCGCTCAGCAGTACGTATCACAATTGCAGAATCTTTCCTCTCTTCATGGGCAAGGTCAGGCACTTAACCAGTATTACAACTCTCAGCAGTACAAAGATCTTGCTGGTCAGGCTCGCTATCAGAGTCTGGCTGCAGCGGAAGCAACAGGTGGATTGGGTTCCACTGCAACCGGTAATCAGTTAGCAACAATCGCACCAACGCTTGGTCAGCAGTGGCTGTCTGGTCAGATGAACAACTACCAGAATCTGGCAAATATTGGTCTTGGCGCACTGCAAGGTCAGGCAAACGCCGGGCAGACATATGCCAACAACATGAGTCAGATTTCGCAGCAAAGTGCGGCTCTTGCCGCTGCTAATGCCAATAAACCATCAGGTCTTCAGACAGCAATTAGCGGCGGAGCTTCAGGGGCTATGACTGGCGCTGCTCTTGGCTCTATTGTTCCCGGACTTGGTACTGGATTAGGAGCGGCAATTGGTGGCGGGCTTGGCCTGCTTGGCTCGTTGTTTTAAGGGGTAATCATGGCTACTTGGCAAGGATCAAATGGCGGATTGTTGGCTGGTATCGGTGGCGTCAACTCAAACGCTCCTAGCGTAAATGACATCGGCAATACGCTTCAGCTTATCAGGCAGAACAATGATTTTGAGCGTTCAGGCGCTAACAATGTTGGGCTGACTGCTTTGCAAGGTCTTTCAGGTATAGCGAGTGTTTTTCAGCAGGAAAAGCAGGCTCAGCGGCAGAAAGAATTTCAGCAGGCATACGCTAATGCTTATGCGTCTGGTGATCGCGGTGCCTTGCGTCAGTTGGCTACTCAATATCCAGACCAGATTGAATCCGTTCGTAAAGGCATGGGATTCATTGATGAAGATCAGCGTAATTCTATCGGCACCTTAGCGGCTGGCGCACGCCTTGCGTCATCGTCTCCAGAAGCAATGCAATCATGGCTGCAAAACAACGCCGGTGAGTTAGCTCGTGTTGGCGTTAATCCTCATGACGTCGCTCAGATGTACCAACAGAACCCGCGGCAGTTCGGCGAATTTGTCGATCACCTAGGGATGAACAGTCTCGGGCCCGAAAAATACTTTGACCTACAGGATAAAATGCAGGGTCGCCAGGTTACCATGCGCGGTCAGGATCTGGATTCGCAAACCGCCGCTCGGAATCAGGCAATCACAATGCGCGGACAAGATATCCAGGCGAATTTAGGTCAGCAGCGCATTAATCTGGACGCAGAAACAAACCGCATTAACAACGAAAATAAGCGCCTTGACCGGATGCTATCAGCAGAAACTAACGACCTGAAGCGCCAGGAAATACAGAGCCGCATAGCAGCCAACAACCAGCAGTTGCAGCAGAAGCAGCAAGCGCTAAATGATGGCTACAAAGACGGCATCAACACCCTCACAACCAGCATGTTCACTCTGAACGATATCGTTAGTTCTCCTTCACTTAAGAGCATTACAGGCTTACGTGGAGTAATCCCCAACGTTCCAGGCTCACAGGCTGCAGACACTCAGGCACGACTTGATACCTTTAAATCACAAGCATACCTGACAGCGGTTCAGGCCATGCGAGGCATGGGCGCACTTTCTGATGCCGAGGGCAAAAAGCTCGACCAGGCTGTTGGTTCGCTGCAGAACTCGCAGAGCGAGGAGTCCTTTCGTCGCAACGCTGGCGTCATTCTGAACACGCTCAACCAGAAGCGTAATGAGGCGGTTGGTAAGTACGTTCAGCAAAACGGCATCAAGCGAGTGGAAGCGCCTCAGGCTTCTATAGATTACCTGAAGCAGCACCCCGAGCTGTCAATCGACTTCATTAATCGCTACGGATATCTTCCATCTTTGGGGCAGTAAATGGCTAATTACCGTGATTTGTTAGAGCAGGCTGGCGCACGTTACGGTGTGCCAGAAGGGTTGATGACTGCACTGGGTGCCAAGGAGTCTTCTTACAACCCTGCCGCAGTAAGCTCCGCCGGGGCTGTAGGGTTGACTCAGGTCATGCCTGGGACATGGCGTGATATGGGTTATACCGATGAGCAAATGCAAAACCCCGAATATCAGGCTGACGCTGGCGCGCGCTATCTGGCAAAGATGTACCAGCAGTTTGGTAACTGGCGTGACGCTCTTCAGGCTTATCACGACGGTCCCGGCAACGTTATGAAGGCAAAGCGTGGCGAATATACGCCAGGACCTGAAGGCCGCGGTTACGTTGATGATCGCTTTGCTCAATGGGCGGGTGACCCGGTGACAGACTCAACAGTCGAACAGCGCGCCACCTCTGCAAAGGTACATCCTCAGCAAGACCCTAACAACCCGTTTGCACAACTGGAAGCACAGTCATCCGAACAAGTATCGGCATCAGGCGTGCAGTCAGACCCAAATAATCCATTTGCTCAGATTGAGCAGCAGGCAGCCAGTCAGCAGCCACCTCAACCCGTAAGTTCTGTCGCACCGAAACCTGTTCAGCAGCAAGGCGGAATAATGTATGACCTTGGTAATGGACTTGCTGAAACCGGGCGCGGCTTACTACAGGCAGGAATCAACGTAGCGAACATACCTGCTGAACTCACTGATGCTGTAACAAGCGCGGCGGCTTGGGCTGGCGGTAAACTCGGTATTGGCGATGGTACATATCAACCAGCACCACGAGTAACAACGCAGGGATTAGAGCAAGACTTTGGACTTAAGCAAGGCGCGCTGACTCCACAAACGACAGAGGGAAGGGTATTTGCTGAAGCATTGCCTTACCTCACTCCTGCTGGCATTGAGAGAGCGGCAACACAGGCACCAACACTTGCTGGTCGAATTGCTCAGGGGGCAACTCGCCTTCTAGCAGAAAACGCAGTTGGATCACTTGCTGCAAATAGTGCGAAAGATGATGCGGAAGCACTCGCCACCGATTTAGGCGTTGGTGTACTTGCTGGCGGTGCTATTAACGCTGCCGGACGTGGATTAGGTGCTGCTTATCGTGGCGTTCGTGGTGCTATCGCGCCAGAAGCGCAGCAAGCTATCAGATTTGCAGAGCGTGAAGGAGTGCCTCTGCACACCACAGACCTGTTACAGCCTACTTCCCGCGTCGGAAAAATGGCGCAAACGACAGCAGAAAATATCCCCCTGGCTGGCACAAGCGGAATGAGAGCAACGCAACAGGAAGCGAGAAGCCAGTTGGTGCAGAGATTTGCTGATAAATTCGGTGAGTATGATCCAGCTGTTGTTATTGACAGCCTTAAAGCGAAAACATCAGGAATTCGTCGTGCTGCAGGGAACCGTCTTGAGCAGGTTCAGAATGCAATGGCGGGAGTCAATATCCAGCCTGCGCGAGCAATTCAGCAGATTGATACTGAGATATCTAATCTGAAGAAGCTTGGTAAGGTTGCTGATAACGAGACAATTTCAAAACTTCAGTCATATCATGATGAGCTTGTTCGCAATGCTGGCCCTGATGGTCCGGTAAATCTGGATTTGAAGCAATTAAGCGACCTGCGCAGTCAGTTCAGAATGGACGTGAAGGGTGAGCGACCAGTGTTACCAAACCGTTCCGATGCTGCCATTCAGCGCGTTTACAAGGCGATGACCGACGATATCAATGGTGCCATTGGTCATAATCTTGGCAACGATACTCTCCGTAAATATCAGCAGGCCAATGCCGTCTACGCTGACGAAGCGGCGAAACTAAAGAATACCAGGCTGAAGAATGTTCTCATGAAAGGCGACCTGACACCGGAAATTGTCAACAACATGCTATTCAGCAAGAACAAATCGGAAATTAAGACGCTGTATAACTCAGTTGGTCGTGTTGGCAGGGCGCAAATGCGCAATGGCATCATTGGAAAGGCGATGGAGAAATCTGGCGGATCCCCTGACCAGTTCCTTCGGCAGCTTAACATCCTGCAAAACCAGACTGGCATCACATTTAAGGGGCAGGATGCTGCTTATCTGAAAGGATTGAAAAATTACCTTCAGTCCACTCAGCAGGCAGCAAAAGCGGCAGTAACAACACCCACAGGGCAGCAAACCATCCCGTTCATTATCGGGTATGGGACGGCAATGAACCCGGCGACAACTGGCGCAGCAGTAAGCTACGGACTTCTTACTCGCGCCTATGAGAGCGAACCATTCAGAAATGCAATGCTCAGAATGGCAAACACCCCACGCGGATCAACAGCCTTTGAGAAAGCAATGCAGCAGGCACAAAAGGCAATTAACGCTCTGACGCAGGGGGCTAAGTCTGATTCGTTGTCAGAATAGCTTTGCAAACACCAGAAATGTGCAAAAACCAAATATATAGAACGCAATATTCAACTGATCTTTTTGCATAGACTCATCTCATAGTTAACAAATCATAACTTACATTAATGCAATGCCGGGCAAGTTGCATCTTGTTCCGCATTGCTACGTCTGGAGAAAATTAAATGACAGACATTACAGCCAATGTTGTAGTGAGTATGCCTTCGCAACTCTTCACTATGGCGCGTTCTTTTAAAGCAGTAGCCAACGGCAAAATTTATATCGGAAAAATTGACACTGACCCGGTAAGTCCAGAAAACCAGATTCAGGTTTATGTAGAGAACGAAGACGGCTCTCATGTTCCTGTTTCGCAGCCAATCATCATTAACGCTGCTGGATATCCGGTATATAACGGGCAGATTGCCAAATTCGTAACTGTTCAAGGCCATTCTATGGCTGTATATGATGCATATGGCACTCAGCAGTTCTATTTCCCTAATGTGCTGAAGTATGACCCGGATCAGCTACGGCAGCAGTTAGAAGACCCGGATGGTGCTAAAAAATATCCCGAATTGCAGATTGCACGATGGCGTGATGACAAAGATGTTCGCGGTTGGGGGGCTATCAGTGATGGAATAACTGACGCTACTGAGGCATTCTCTAACGCAGGCTATAGAATGTTTGTTCCTGATGGCGATTTTGCAGTAAATACTCTCGAAGTTGATGTATCTTCTGCTCGAGGTATTGGGAGGATTGTTGCAGATAATGGCTCTCTTATTTCCGTTTCTCGTCTACTTGAAACTGACAAACTTGCGCAGAGAAAAATGATGGAACCTTTTTTTGGTTTTCAGGGAGAAACAAACACAGAAATTTATCCTAATGCCAGAAATGCGTTACAGGGGATCGCATATTGCCGTGTTAATGGCATTGAAAAACTATTTGTCACACAACGGCCTGTTGGGCCAACCTGGTCGGATAAAGAAAGAGTTCGTATTGTTGAGTTTAATCTTTATGATGATGGAAGGGTAGTAAACCATGTTGCGTATTCTCCAGAATTAAACCTTGGGCACGGATTTGATCTTTCTGCCATGGTGGAGAATGGTCAAGTATATTTATATACATCAAGTGTAACCAATTCAGGTGAAGATGGGGAGTCTGCAGGCAAAGGGTTTAGTAAAATAACTTGGCGAGGGGCAGGAACAACTCAGTCTGACGTAAAAAGTTATAATGTATGGGGGATTACTGGTAGCGGTCACCCATTTCAAGATTACAATCGTGCAGGAATTGCCATTTCTTCTGACGGTCGTCTTTTAATAATGGTTAATACACCAAAGAGTGATGCCGCTAAACGAACTGTATTTATATACGATAAAATATCAATTGATAAACTTGAAGATAAAACATTAGCAAACCCCATGTTTGTTTGGGAAATGAGCGACTCACCTTCTGAAGGCGCTTACTCTGTACAAGGTATTGCGTCTGATGGAAGATATATACATATACTTAAGGGAGGCACTAATGCTTTTGGAAAGCATCATATCTTTACATATGATTTAACAGGTAATTTACTAAGAAAATTAGATATCGATGATGCAAGGTCGCAATATGGGCGCGATGGGTTGCTTAACCATCCAACTCTTGGGAATCCAGCCAGATTCGAGCCGGAAGGTTTAACTATTCGTGGCGAAGAAATAATTATAAGCTGCATAGAAACATGGAGGGCAGGAGCTAATATTGTAAACTGGCGTGGAAGAAGATGGGCTGCATCATCTATTGAGACTTCTGGAATAATTGGTGTTCCTCCATCAAATGGCTCTTATTGGGTGGAAACAACCAAGGATGCAAATTCTGGAGACTGGAGTCCTGATACAGATTATGGATGGGGAAGTAGCTATTCTCTTGAGAAAAAGACAATTTACTCTATACGACCAGCGACTGGTAACAACGATGAGCAGAACCTTAATTCTGGCATAACCAATGCTTCAAGTAATGCAGGTGTAGATGCCGGAGAAAGCGGGCGAAATATATCATTTAGATGGCGCAATGCTTTTAATATTGTTGCATTTAGCGAACGTCTTGGTGAGTACTTCGACGCTATTATGTATGATAATAGCTCAAGACTAAGAATATACGATCAGCAAAACGGTAGTGATAACACTGTTTATGGCTCAATCCAGGCACTATTTACGTCATCATTTAAGGGATTGATTTTAAGGGGGAGGGGGGTATCAGCATCAAATAGTTCCTATATTAGGTTACATTCATCTGATGATCCAAACTACCCAAATTCGATCATTGAAGGAACAAGAACAGATGGAAGTTTTTCCAGGGAAACAGATTCAAACGGCACCACTACATTTGCATCGGACTCAGAGCACGAACCGTTGCGTATCAGAAGGGCTTCAGATGGTTTGTTGTTTGCATACGAGAAAGTAAGAGGTACAACTCTCTTTGGAATTTATAGAGGCTCCGGTTCACCTGAGGGTGTTGTGACCGCACCTCAGGGGTCAATGTACATTGATTATAATGGTGATTGGTATCAAAAAAAAACAGGAACAGGAAATACCGGATGGATACTAAAATAA